AATGCTCGCAACATATCTCCGTGCTGGAGTAGCGTCAGTAATTGCGCTATGGCTAGCCGGAGTGACAGATCCAAAAGCCCTAGCAACAGCAGGTATCGCTGCTATTGCAGGTCCATTGCTCAAAGCACTAGACCCAAAGGCAACAGAGTTTGGTCGTGGGTCTAAGTAATTAACCCATAAGCGCGAGGCAACAGCCCCCTGCTCAGGAGAAATCCTGGGTGGGGGGCTTCTTTTTGCATTTGTAGCACAATTAAAAAAATGTAGCTCAATTCTCTGGGTTGTCCACTGGGCAAGGAATTGTGACCAAGTTACCGCAGTTGGCACAGGTACCGTCAAGGTGCCACCAAGCTATGTCATAATCCTCAAAGGCTGCCATAATGTTGAACATAGTACAGCCACAAGTACAGGCGTGGACAGGGCCTAAAGCCCTCAGATCGGCCCCGTAAGGCTCAGGAAGGCTATTGTAGGGTCTATGCTTGGCTAAGTATTTTTGCAGGGAGAGTAGACGGAGCAGCATTGTCTGGCACGGCTCCTTCCTATGGTCAGTCGCCTCTCGGCTTCGCCTCGGCCCTGATAAGGGCCGCTTACCGTTATTCGCCTTACGGCTCATATTGTACATTCGCTAACCCACCACGAAGAGTAAGACACGCCGTGTGATATACTCCACCTTATGACAACCCTCGTAGGAATCCAAGGTAAAGACTTCACAGTCTTTGCAGCTGATAGTCAGATCACAGATAACGACCAACGTATCATCTCAGTACAGACACCAAAGATCGTCAGCGTAGGTAAGTACCTACTAGGTATTACTGGTGACTCAAGACCTGGGGATATCCTTGCCTACAACTGGACTCCACCTACCTATAAACCCACCTACCATCCAGTCGAGTTTATGGGTAAGAGAATCATCCCAAGTATCTACTCGGCCTTTAAGGAGAATGGGTACGAGGTAGATCCGAAGGAGACTAACTTCAGCTACCTACTATCGTTTAACGCCTACTTGTTTTCTATCGGCGGAGATCTATCCTTTAACGCCAGCGAGATGGGACTATTCGCTGCTGGCTCTGGTGGAAATTATGCTCTTGGGTACTTGTATTCCTTAGAGGCTAAGTCCTACAATAAGTTACTCACGGCAAAGGTGGTTGCAGAAAAGGCTGTAAAGATCGCGTCGGTTCTTGACATCAATACCTGCCCACCGATTCAATTAGAAACACAGATGAGAGGATGAAAAAGATGTTGAAGTTTACATTCGGTTTGCTTATTGGCTTTGTCGCAGCTTATGCTTTCGACTACTGGCTAACACGTAGAGATGAACACTGATGGAAAAGACTATCCAGTATGCAATAGAGGAAGCGATCCAGTCGGGTCGTAGATCTGCTGCTCCAGTCTTTATGGAGATAGAACTGCGTGAGCAGATAGCACAACAGTTGGAAGCAGCTAACTATCCAGAGGCTGCATTTATCGTGAGGAATCCGCAATGATTACAGACCCAAAAGAATTACTGCTATCAGTACTGCACGCTAAAGATGCAAGTCGTGATCGCAGTACGCAGACACAGGTAGGTCCATCAGAGATAGGTGGATGCCGTCGTAAGGTGTGGTACCGGTTGAACTCTCAACCACATACCAACGATAACCAGTCTAAGTTAGCAGCGATTATGGGTACTGCTATCCACGCAGCAATCGAAGATGCTATCCAGCATTTAGATCCAGAAGGCAAGGACTACCTTGTAGAGTCTGAAGTTGCACACGGTGATATGAAAGCACACGTGGATCTATTTATACCTAGCACCGGCGCAGTCATTGACTGGAAAACTTCTAAGGTTAAGAACCTTTCATACTTTCCATCAACACAACAGCGTTGGCAGGTTCAGCTCTATGGCTATCTACTATCTAAGAATGGCTACGATGTAAAGACAGTTAACCTTGTCGCTATCGCTCGTGATGGTGATGAGAAGAACGTCAAGGTCCACACAGAGGATTACTCTGAGGAGATCGCACTGACTGCTATGGCTTGGCTAGAAGAAGTCAAGGCAATGACAGAGTTACCAGAACCAGAAAAGGATTCTAACTTCTGCAAGAACTACTGCCAGTACTACGATGAGTCAGGGATGATGGGTTGTACTGGATTAAAAAAAGAACGTATCGTCCTTAGTGAAGTAGTTATTGAGGACGAAGAAGTTGACAAGAACGCACTGCACTATCTACAGTTAGATGCAAAGATTAAAGAGCTGGAATTTGAAAGAGATTCACTTAAGACTTCTTTCGAGGGAACCATTGGCGTAACACCTAGTGGTATAGAAATCAGCTGGACAAAGGTTAAAGGTCGTGAGACAGTTGACAAAGATAAAGTAATAGAACTTATCGGTTATGTTCCGGTAAGTGTTGGACAGGAAACAGCAAGACTCAATATCAAACCAAGTGGAGGCAAGTAAATGGCAGCACCAGAATCAACAAAGTTCCAGGTTAACTACAAGTTGGCAGATGGAACACTTATCAATCTTTATGCAACAGATGTGAAAGATCTTGAGACAGGTCTTGCAGATCTAGGTATGGTTGCAAGTCTCATCAAGTCAACGGGAAAAGAGTTTGGCGGCGGGCAAAGCCAATCGGCTCCCACCTCTAATGGTCTAGCCGCCGTTACTCAAGCATTTCCAGGAGCTACACAAGTATCAGGGGACGCGCCAGTATGTAAGCACGGACCGATGGCTTATCGTGAAGGCGTATCACAGCGAGGACCTTGGAGAGCGCATATGTGTTCTGCACCAAAGGGTGCAGCAGACAAGTGCGACCCTATCTTTATGCGCTAAATGAGAGAGCCTGCTAAGTACGAGGCTCCATTGTGTGCAAGTGTGGGGGGCGACTTCTGGTTTCCTGAAAGGGAAGGCGGGATTAGCAACAGTACCGAAATGCTTATGGCTCAATCAATCTGTAGGCAGTGTACTCACCAAGCAGAATGTGCTGAGTGGGGAATACAGAACGAAGGCTTCGGTATCTGGGGTGGATTGACTGAGAGTAATCGAAGGGTTATTCGTAGGCAGAGAAGAATTACATTGAAGGAGGAGAAGAGTGCTTGATCTATCACGTGCTTGGGGTGGGGTGCTTACCAAAGCAACACCACTACCAGACGTGTGGAAGCCACTAGCCAGTGAGCAGATCAAGTTCCGACGTGGGCAAGTCTGTATGGTTGCAGCAGCACCTAACGCCGGTAAATCTATGTTCGCTTTGGTCTATGCGATCAAGTCGAAGGTTCCTACTTTATTCTTTTCAGCAGATACAGACACTACTACTGTGATGATGAGAGCTGCCTCTCACCTATCAGGACACCAACAGTTATCTGTTGAGTCTAACCTTGCACAAAACACACACCATTACGATAGCCACTTTGTGAACTTAGGTCACATAAAGTGGGTATTCGATTCAAGCCCATCACTAGATGATATTGAACTAGAGATCAAGGCTTATGTGGAACTCTATGGCATAGCTCCAGAGTTAATTGTCATAGATAATTTAATGAACGTTGCAGCAGAAACTGATAATGAATGGGCAGGTCTGCGTGCAATTATGATGGAACTACACGATATGGCTCGTAAGACTGAGGCTTGTGTCTTAGTACTACACCACGTGTCAGAACAATCGGAGTACGGTAATCCCACTAACCCACCAGCAAGACGTGCCATTCACGGTAAGGTTAGCCAGTTGCCCAGCCTCATACTCACGCTTGGATATGATCCGAACCAAGCGATCTTAAAGGTTGCTGCCGTGAAGAACCGCTTTGGGCCACACACAGCAGACGCTTCACGGTATGCAAACCTTTACGTAAACTATGCAGCTTGTCAGATCACAGATGATCCAGTCTGGGGTAGTATGTTCGCCAAGGATCAACGTTATGGTTATGGAGGAGCTTACAATGTCGAAGCAGCAAACTGAGATTCAGTACCTAAAGAATGAGATCAACCAGTTGCGTAACGATATGCGTAACCTTATCTTGGTCCTGATAGATCTAAAGATTTTGAAAGTAACTACCGATGAGAACGGTAAAGCAGTCTACGATACGGGTTCTGATGGCAAACCCTAACGGGCGCAAAGGTGCTCAGTTCGAGACTGATGTAATGAAATTCTTACGGTCAATCCCTGGTGTTCTTGCAGAAAGATTAACCAAGGCTGGCAGTAAGGATGAAGGAGATCTAGTGTGCGTGGTCGCGGGAAAGACTTACATACTAGAACTCAAGAATAGAAAGGCCCTGTCCTTACCAGAGTTCTGGGCCGAAGCCGAAGTTGAGGCGCTTAATTATGCTAAGGCTCGTGGTATTGGGGAAGTGCCACTGCATTATGTCATAGTTAAGCGTCGCAACTCCGGTATAGAAAAGTCGTGGGTCATTCAGGACCTTACGCAATGGTTAAAGGAGAGGCAATGAGTTTTATGGAACCACCAGGCTTTGTCAATACACCTCCAGCATATTCAATTCAATGTGAATGTGGGATAATTATTGGTGGGACATCTGAAAAGGGTTTGCACAGCCTGCTAAAAAGACATAAAGAAAAAGGAATCTTTCACCAAGAATATAAGGAGAAGTAAATGCCAGTACCACAAGGAATTATCAGTACAACAACGGGTCCAGTAGATCCAAATGAATCTAAGTTAGAAGAAGCAATCAAGGAAGCTGATGCTGAGGTTGCAACAGAGGAGTACCTACCAGATGAAGAAGTAGAAAAATGATCTGCGAGAACTGTCTGAAGGCAGGTGAGGAGAACTCACTGAACCATATCAAGCGTGCAGCGCACTGGCACGAGAAGTGTGAAGGATGCGTATGTCAGCACAAGACTGGTCCAGGATTCGTAAAGCAGGTAGTCCAAAAGGTTCAGCCTTAGCAAAAGCAGTACCCATATCAGCAATCATTGCCCACTATGGCGGGGAAGTACGTGAAGGTAGGGCAGTATCAGTTCGATGCGCCTTACATACTGACTCACGTAGATCTGCCGTTATCAACACAATAGATAACTTATATTTCTGCCATACCTGCGGTAAGGGTGGCAACGCAGTCAACATAGTCTGCATACTAGAGAACTTGGAGTTTAAGGATGGCCTCAAACGTGCAATCGAAATTGCTGAAGGAAGCGGCACTGCGATACGCACAGGAGATAAGTCCAGAGGCTCTCGTCGTCCTAGCAGAACGTGGGATATCTGAAGAGGTAGCCTCACGCTTTGAACTGGGAACTATCACTGATCCTATTAACGGACACGAGATGTACGAGGGATGGATCTCCATTCCCTATATGACTGCTCTCGATATGTGCGTTGGCTTTAAGTTCCGTAGGTTAGATGATGGTAAGCCTAAGTACAGTAGCCCTACAGGGCAGAAGGCTCACCTCTATAACGTTAAAGATACTTTGATTATGTCACCGCACATTGTGGTCTGCGAAGGTGAGTTAGATACAGTCATTACTAGCGGGGTGCTGGGTATACCAGCCGTTGGAATACCAGGAGTGCAGGCTTGGAAGCCACACTTTGCTAAGTTATTTACCGGTTATGACACAGTATTTATAGTGGGAGACAATGACATTAAGGAAGATGGCACTAACCCTGGAGCTGAGTTCAGCAAGCGTGTCGCCTCTGAGATTCTTAACTCACAGATAGTAACATTGCCCCCAGGTATGGATATCAACGACTACTACCTAGCACACGGGGCTGATGCTACGCGAGCTTTGCTGGTAGGTGAACCGAAGGGTGAGTAAAGACGAATGGCAGATGACTCTACAGACTTTGCAGCATATGGGCTTCCAGATCCTCGAAGTGGATATGGCAACCGAGACTCTCTTGATACGACCTATACCGACAAGATAGACCCTGAGTTTATTTCAGATGTCTGGCGTATTATGGATACAGCAGGTAACTTACTCATTCGTAAGCACCACGATTACGGTCCAAAGAACATTGCTCAGTCTCCAGGTGGAGCACTTAATGGTCTGCGTGTACGTATGTGGGACAAGATAGCTCGCATTAACAATCTTGTTGACTCTGAAGTCAACCCTTCCAATGAGTCCTTGCGTGATTCATTCTTAGATCTACTTAACTACAGTGCTATTGCGATGATGGTACTTGATGACAAGTGGCCTAATGACTGAGCAAGAGATACGTGAGCAACTTGCATTAGAGCTGGAAAGACAAGCGACTTACGCAATGATAAGTAACGATTACAATTTTAATGATACTGCTGTAAGAGCTAAGACTTATCATCACGCTGCTCAAATTGTTAGAGGCGTGCCTAATGACTGATCTTCACCCATCCGTCTATGAGATTGCACCTTCGGTTGCATATACCATATGGCGTAGGTATAAGGCTTATGTTGAGCGTGAAGATGTGCTACAAGAGTGTTACTCGTGGGCTATCACACGCAAGGCGTGGCTTGTTCAGGAGTTGAGTGAGGAAGAACCTAAGAAGCGTCAGCATAATGAGTCTAAGGTTGCGTGGCAGATGCTACGTCACGCTGAACGTTATGCTCGAAAAGAAAAGGCTACTCGTTCTGGTTACAGTCTAGTAGATGAAGCCTACTATGAGACTGCTACCTTGGCTCAGCTGTTACCTTTTGTTATTGCATCAGTAATAGATGGCACAGTCCTTGAGCAGGCACAAGAGATGCTACGCGATGGTCAACCTAAAGGATCGTCTAGTCCGGCAGAAGGTGGCAACCTCCTTGCTGCACTGATTGACATTAAGAATTGTTTTACTAAGTTAGAAGATTACGATAAGCAAGTACTGATCTATCGCTACCACGAATCACTTACCCTTGCACAGATCGCAGAGATCTATCAGTGTGCAGTATCCACCGCAGAACGTAGATGTATGACCTCACTGCGTAGGTTGCAGAATAAACTGGGCGGAGATACACCCTTCCGATGAATGAACTAATACTCTTTGACTTTCTCAAGATGGGTCTATACCCAGACCTTGAACGTAGCCCTGGAATCTATGACTCCTTTGACTGCATCAGCAAGAAGGCCGGTCACTACATTGAACTCAAGTGTCGCCATACTCATTACCCTACACTGTTAATTGAGGAGATGAAGTATCGCAAGCTCATCACTCAGTCGGCTGAGAGGGATCTGATCCCTTACTATATTAACTCGACCCCGCAAGGGGTCTATTCTTTTGACCTTCTTGATCTACCAGAACCAGAGTGGGGGATGCAGCGTATGCCAGCCACATCAGAGTTTGCTAACAAGCGTAAGGTAGATAAGTTGGTAGGGTTCTTAGCAATCGAGGAAGCAGTTAAGTTATGACGCACGATGAACTGTTGGCTAAGATTAAAGATTCGTTCAACGATTACAATTACAGGTTGCCACACAGGGCGTTGTTTGCAGTAGCAAACTTACACAGACCTTCTGAGGTTAACCCAAGCCACTGCTTTTCTTGCTGCAAATATAGTGCTGAGGTAAGCGTATTGGTAGGTTATCCCTGCCTTACTCTTCAAGCTATTGAGAAGGAGCTGGGATGACATACGATTACAAGTGTGAGAAGTGTGGCAACACCTACACTATTGAGAGATCTATCTATGAGGATGAGGTAGCACCAGTCTGCGTTGGTTGCCATCAGTCTATGAGTCGTGTCTGGTCATCACCTGGTGTCACCTTCAAAGGTGGCGGGTTCTACTCTACTGGAGGGTAATATGGAATATCCTAATTGGTTTAAGCAGATAGCTCAGCATAACTTTGAGCAGTTTTTACTGCCACTGCAAGGTGAGGATCGTCTACACTTCCTGCAACTAGGTGCATTTACTGGTGATGCCAGTGTATGGATGTGCAATAGTGTTCTTACTGCACAATCATCCAACCTTACCGATGTGGATACGTGGGAAGGTGCGCCTAATGAACCAGTCCAGACTGATATGGACTTCGATGATGTCTACAATACTTACCTTGCTAAGACTGAAGGTATGCGGATCAACCGCAAGCGCAGCACAACACAAGACTTCTTACTTAATGAGGATCTATGGAAAGACTTCTATGACTTTATCTATGTGGATGCACACCACACCTCAGCTTCTGCACTACTAGACTGCGAATTATCTTGGCCGCTGCTCAAGTCCGGTGGGTTGATGGCTATTGATGACTATGAGTGGACTCACCCTGACGGCGTTGATATACACGCACCTAAGCTGGGTATTCATATGTTCTTAGATCGTCACGAGGGAGAATATAAGTTGCTTGTAAAGAACCAACAAGTCTGGATTAGAAAGCACTAACCCCCGCCGGAAAGAGGTAACGGCGAGGGCTAGGTTGTGCTGGAAGGCAACGCTATTATTGTAGCATATCTTCTTCAGTTTTAATAAAGAGTACCCAGTGTGTTCCCATACGCTTACCCGAAGGATGTCCAAGAACTGGCTTCTGATCTGTAAGTTTTAATATTTCATTTAGCTTGATAGATACTTCACTCCACTTAAATATGAGAGTGCCATTAGTCTTAAGAACCCTAAAACATTCAGCAAACCCTTGAGCTAAATCTTCTCGCCAAGTATCTTTATTTAATTCCCCATACTTCTTAATAAAATCAGACTCGGTTGTTAGCTTGATCCTATGTGGTGGGTCAAAGACTACCGCCTTAAACGTTTCATCGGGGTAAGGTATAGCCCGAAAGTCCATAACCTCATCAGGTTCTATATGGATAGTCTGCCCATTGGTTAGCAAGTAAGATTCTTTTACCCGTATATCACCAAAGAGAACACGATCATCCTTCTTATTAAAGTAAAAGGATCTCGTAGATGAGGCTGGATCTAATATAAGCTTCATTCAGTACCATCCTCTTCGATCACTGTGCCTGAGAGCACTGCAGAAATTTCCTCGATAGCGGTGTTCAACATATCGTATAGCGTGAAGGATTTGTAGTTCAGGTTTTCTACTACGCTCTCTAAGGATCTGAGCAATTCCGAAAGCCGTTGATCTTGGGTTATCTGCGAGGTGGTCAAGCCTGCTCTCACGGGTCCAAAGGGTGATGGCACACTTTCTCTGTTGCCCATCGTAACCGAGTGCTCGTAAGTAACTAATCGCAAGTGCTTTGTTTTCACGCTTCTCCTCCATTGTTGCTTTGGTCTGCACTGGAGCTGGCTTTGTCGCCCTCTCCTCCACCCGAAGGTGATGAGCTGGTGTTAGTATCCATATACTGGTCAGTACTGCCGTCAATATCAAGCCACTTCTTACCCATCTGTTCATCTACAATTTTCTCCTGTTCAAGCAGTTCTTTGTATGTCTCAGGGTAAGCATTGGATAGACGCGTCATCGCCCTATCCCTCGCCCTCCGATAGTTGCGATAGCCTACTGCGCTACGCTTAGCAGACTCGATCCTTCTATTTATCTCCATTGTTAAACTTATCCTCCGTTACTATAAGTGCATATGTTATCAGTAAAATTGCCAGTATCCCCAAGGTATAGCTCACTTGCCCTCACCCGCTTTGCTTGCCACGATAGAGGTGATCTCGATAGGCGTACCCATTAGGTGAGCGTCCTCCTCATCACTCTCCCAAGTGGAGATAAATACCCTCGCCCCCTGCGGTGATCGCCGGAACCAGTCGAACATATCCTCAATCTTCTCCCCTCCCCATAGGGCTACGCCCTGCGGGTCGGTGACTTCATAAAGGTAGATCAGCTTCTCATTAGTTGAATAGAAGTTACCCATTCTCGCCCTCAAATCCACACTTATTGCAACCATTATCTACCCACCAACCAGGGTATCCACAATCTTTACATACTTTACTCACTCTCGCCCTCTTCTCTCTTCTAGGTAGTTGATAAGGTTGATCTCCTCCAGCGCACGGATCATACGCTTGAGGTTCTTGACCCCGTTCTCATTGTCTCCATTGGTCAGTTGCTCCTGCGCTAATTCTGAGCATAGATTTGCCTTAGCTTGTAGGTATTCTTTATTCATTACTCTCTCCCTCGCAATCTCGATAGTTAATAGTTCCGCACTTATCGCAATAGGTTGCAAAGCAACCCTCACTATGACCCTCTTTATCGCAATCTGCCCATAGATCATAGTCGTTGCAACACTTATTAGGTGCTTGCAATTCTCCTGATAGTTCTCCTACTCTCATTACTTAATCTCCAATTCATTTACCAATTCAATGATCTCCTCTTTTACATAATATGCTTGACCCTCAAAGCCACTAGGGTACATAGGCAAGAGTTCTCTCGCCTCCTCCTCAGAGTTAGCCGATACTCTTATGATCTGCTCTACGCTATATGTATATCTTTTCATTACTTGCCCTCTTTCTCTACTGGACAATCATCAGCTAGTTGCCCTTGATCTTCGGTATCCTCGCATATGCACCACCCGAATCGTTCTACTTGCGTGGCGTGAGTCAATTCTGCCAGCTCACCCCACGAAATTGAATCATCTTCCATTACATCAGTCATTACTTAACCTCTCCCTCTTCCTTAGCGTATCGGTTAGCGTACCCAATAAGTCTTTCAATGTATATGACGGCTTCCTTGTCGTCGTACTCGCCCTCTTCCTCGGTGGCTATTTCAATGATGAGATCTAGGGTACGGGCATACAATTCCTCTAGCCCTATCGCCTCTTCAAAATCTATGTACGCATTAGATGCGTCTATTGCCTTAGTCATTACTCTCCCTCTATCTTGTATTTAAGTGTTTCATATTGCGTTGCTAATTCTTTATCTTCACTATTCTTTACTGAGTAATAGTAATCTTGAATGATTCCGTTAAAAAATTCTTTAGCGTCACCGTTGCACTCAAATTCTATTTTAATTTTAGTCATTACTTGCCCTCTCTCTCTCCCTCTCCCGCGTTTACGGGTGAGGTCTGCCCTAGCTGTTAGGTACAGACCGCAAGGCTTAGAGATAACCCTAAGCCCTACAGTACGCGCCTACTTAATCGCTTAAAATATCCATAAGATCAACGCGCTGTGCTTGCCCTGCCGGTCTTTCGTATTCCCATTGGCCGTCAGATATAAGCCCACAGATAGCTTTACGAATCCCTACGCATAATAGGTGAGCATAACTATTTGGCCAGTTCTCACTCTCGCAAGCCTGATACTCGTAGCAAGCTAGCGCGCCTAGCACCTCGCTAAATGTAGCCTGATCTCGGTAAATAGCCTTAAAGGGTGCGCCCTCTCCCGCCATAGTTCCCCCGTCGTTAGGGTAGCGCGCCCATAAACTCGCTATATTTTCTAGCCGTAGTTCTTCCTTGATGTTCTTTAAGTGGCTAGCGCGGTAGTAGATACTCTCGCCCTCTCCCGCATATTCAAGCTCACCGCGTGGCGGTAGTGTTCCCTCTTTCGCATAGATAAACAGCCCGTGATTAGACCAGACCGCAACGCTAGCCAATAGATCTAGCGTGTCCTCGTTCACCATAAATGCAGACATTTTCGCCCTCTTCCTCTTCCTCTTCTCAAATTAGGGCTATTTACCCTCTCTCACCCTCTCCCGCTACAGCTAGGAGAGAGTGAGAGATAATAAACAGATCTAGGTTAGCCTACCCTATACGCCAGACCTTAGCTAGCGTATAGCTCGCCTCTCTCTCTTATGATCTCCCGCGCTAGGCGTAGGCTGTCTCGCTTACTATAGCCCGCGTAGATCCTCTCCCCTAGGTAGCTGTTACCTCTCCACGCGCTAACGCGGTAGAAATTGCCTAGGTAGGCGTTACCGTCGCGGGTAGCCGTTAGCTGTACTCTCTCGCTCATTAGCCTATTCTCCATTCTGTTTTAGATCTAAAATCTCTCCCGCAGGTATCGCAGACCTCTTGCCCGTCGTGATATCTGTGCTCACAGATTATGCAATTATTTAGGCAATCGCCTAGGTGTAGCGTCGTAGCCATAGCCTTACCTCTCTCTCAATTCTGCCTAGTTGCAGACCGTAAGGCTAGGAGATCTCTCCCCTAGCCCTACAGTACGCCCCTAGCTAGTAATCTATCCCGCGCACCTTGCAATAGATAAAGTAGCCAGCCTCAATTACAGCCCATAGAACACAGCCAGCAAGAACACAGCCAGCCAGCGCGAGCCATACGCTAAGCGCGTAGAACAGCTCACTCATTAGCGGTTAGCCTCATTTACAGCTAGTTCTTGAGTACGCGTCAATTCTGCTAATACTTTAGCGTGTAGCTCGTTAGACATTTTCTCAAATGACTCAACAGGCCAGCCAGCATTGAAAACGCGTTGCAATAATTGCGCTAGTGAGTAGTTACGGGCTAGACCATTAGCGAGCATTAGAACAGCCTCGCTGTCTCCTAGTCGGTACTTATAACTAGCGAGAACAGTTTCGACCGGATAGGCTGGCAATTCTGCGCTGTTAAGTAGAACTACCATTACGCGCAAAATGTTAGCCACACTCTCAACGCTTAGCCCGTCGCTAGTTAAGCCCATAAGGTAATCGCGTAGCTGTAAATTATTTTCTATTGCGTAAGCGATAATTTTTACATCATCACTAGCAATTAGAATCTCGCCTGTCTGTTCTGCTATCTGCTTAATAACCTTATCTAGTACGAGCTTAGCCTCGCCTGTAGTCATTGAGTCTAGATCTAGTGCTGTAGCTGTAGTCATTTTTTCTTGCCTCTCATTAGGTAGCGAGCTTGATCTCGCTAGTGTGAGTGTATACCTACCTATACCCCATAGACAAGACCTAAGCAAGATTATTTTCTATCGTGTCGCAAGCTGGCAAGGATAGGAGAGAGGCCAGCTATAGGGCTAGGCAATAGGCTAGCGGGTAGCTGTTAGCGGGTAGCTGTTAGCTGTTAGCGGGTAGGGCTAGACCTTGCAAGGGTTAGCAGGTGCAAGGGTTAGCTGTATCGGTTACTTAATTAGGTAAGGGTTAAGGGTTAAGGGTTAGCCGTAGCGGTAGTCAGCCCCTCAAAAAATACTAGACATCAACGCTAGACCGCAGGGCTAGACCGAGAGTATGCAGGGCAGACCGCAGACCGCGCAGAACGAGACCCCTCATATTGAATCCCAGCACGGGCGGTCCCTGTACTCCCCAGAAAAATATATTTGCTAAAGTGAAACCCCGTCTGAACAGGACTTTTATAGTATGTGAGCAACGTCACACCGTAAAAACAGGAAATGGCCTTTTTTTCCTGCCTTATATATAGTAGGGGCGGCAGTGTGGATAGCCCCTACGCGGTCCTCTGGCGAGGCCCCTAGGCCGAGTTCCAACTTACCCCTCACTCGCTGTGGCTTCGCTCGGGCGTTAAGCCCGTTGCTGTCGGCACCTTTTAGTGGGGATAGTTATATTTAGCCCACCACTAAATCGAATCGCTTTAACCCACCATAAGAGAATCTGATTCCGGCCCGTGCCGTTTCCCACAATCTTTAAGGAGACACTACGTGGCAGATAATTCCGCCGACATCGCCAAGCGAATCATCCTAGGCTGTGTCTCAGAAGGTATGACCATTGAAGCTGCCTGTGGCAGCGCAGGTAAGTCTATTAAGACCTACGAGTATTACCGTCGCACTGATAAGATCTTTGCAGACAAGATTGACCGGACACGGCTAGGTTTGAAGGATAAGTCCTTTGCCTCATCCGATGTCCACGATATGACCTTTCCAGAGTTCCGCCAGCAGTTCCTCCATAGCCGTACCTTCCCACATCAGCAGAACATCGTAGATGTGATTGAAGGTCGTGAACCAGGGTGGTTACACCCCTCTATGAAGTTTGAACCAGGGTTGGCCTCAAACCGTGTGCTTATCAACATCCCGCCAAACCACGCCAAGTCCATCACAATTACGGTGGATTACGTGACGTGGCAGGTATGTAGGAATCCTAACTTTCGAGTACTGATAGTTTCCCAAACGCAGCAGTTAGCTGCCGACTTTCTCTACGCCATCAAGCAACGTCTGACGCACCCAATGTACCAAGAGTTACAGACTGCGTATGCTGCTGGCGTAGGGTTTAACTCTAAGTCTGCTTCGTGGCAGGCAACCCGTGTTACCTTCGGTGATGAACTCCGTGAGTCATCTGAAAAGGACCCGAACATCGAGGCCGTCGGTATCGGTGGTCAGATCTACGGTAAGCGTGCAGATATGATTATCGTAGACGACGCTGTGACATTAAAGAACGCTAATGAGTTTGAGAAGCAGATCCGCTGGTTGACCCAAGACGTGCGATCTCGTTTGAACCCTACAGGTAAATTGATTGTTATTGGTACCCGTGTGGCCTCGGTAGATCTCTACCGCGAGCTACGCTCTGAGGACCGCTACCCTGGTGGGCTAGTTCCTTGGAAGTACTTGGCTATGCCGGCGCTTTTGGAAGCAGATGAGGACCCTGACAAGTGGGTTACGCTTTGGCCTTATTCGGATATGCCCTTTGATGGGCAAGAAGAAGCCGATAAGAACGAAGAAGGTTTATACCCACGTTGGTCTGGTCGTAACCTATACAACGAACGCCAAGCGATGGATACATCTACCTGGGCGTTGGTCTACCAGCAACAAGATATATCTGAGAACGCAGCTTTTGATCCCGTCTGTGTTAAAGGTTCTATTGACGGGATGAGAAAGTCAGGTCGTCTTGAACCAGGTTATCCAGGTCATCCGAAAGATCTTTCTGGCTTTAGTATTATCTGTGGTCTTGATCCTGCTATGGTCGGTGATACTGCTGCGATCTGCTATGCTATTGATCGAAGTTCCAATAAACGTTACATTGTTGATGCTATCAAGATCACTGGTCCGTCTCCGGCACAGATCCGCGAACTGATCTTTAGTTGGACTTCGCTATACAGTCCTTCTGAATGGGTAGTAGAGAAGAACGCTTTCCAAGCCTTCCTTACCCAAGATGAAGGAATTAGGCAGCACCTTGCTACTAGAGGTGTACTACTTAAAGAACACCACACAGGTCAGAACAAGTGGGATGCAGGCTTCGGTGTTGCATCAATGGCTACACTCTTTGGAACTAAGCAGTCCGATGGTAAGCATCACCGAGATAACTTGATCCACCTACCTAGTGACCAGACTGAAAACGTCAAGGCACTGATTGAGCAGTTAATTACGTGGACTCCCACTACTAAGGGTAAGACCGACTTAGTAATGGCCCTGTGGTTCTGTGAGATCCGAGCACGCGAGATGCTCAACTATGGTCAGTATGCAAGCCATCACTTGAAGAATCCATTTTTGTCTAGGAGAGAACTAGGCAAGCGAGTAGTCGTCAACATAGATGAACTTATCGCAGAGCAAAACAAGACATTCATCTAAGGAGTTCCATTGTTATCAGTTAAAGAGATTGACGCGAAGCTAGCGCGTTTGCGTACCAAGTACGCTCCACGCGATCAGCGTATGCGCGACGTTCTTTCTGTACGTCAGGGAGACTTGTCTAAAGTATTCCCATCAATGTTCTCCGAGGATTACCCAAAGCCACTCGTTGCTAACTTCATTGACGTTGCAGCACGTGACTTGGCTGAAGCCGGTGCTCCTCTACCTTCCTTTAACTGCTCTGCAAACAATATGGTTTCTGATGCACAGCGTAAGGCAGCAGATACCCGCACTCGTATCGCTAACTACTACGTATCTTATTCCAACCTTTCACTACAGAACTACAAGAACGCTGACTGGTATAACACCTACGGTATGACTATCGGTATGGTAGAGATGGACTATGAGGATAACAACCCTCGTATGCGCCTACTTGATCCAACAGGTTGCTACCCAGAGATGGACCGCTTTGGTCGCACGATCTCACTTAGCCAGTTGATCGTATCTGATGCTGATACAATCGCAGCACAGTACCCAGAGTTTGCAGAAGCGATCCTGAAGAAGAATAACTTCCAACCAGGATCTCCATATATGACTATCGTGCGCTATCACGATGCAGACCAAGATCTCATCTATCTGCCACAGCGCAACAACTTGGTACTCTCACGTGTACCTAACCCAGTTGGTAAGTGTTTAGCACGTGTCTATATCCGTCCGTCTCTTGATGAGCAGGCACGTGGTCAGTTTGATGATGTACTAGCAGTACAACTTGCTCGTGCTCGCTTTGCTATCTTGCAGATCCAAGCAGCAGAAAAGTCTATCCAAGCACCTATTGCTATCCCACAGGATGTGCAAGAACTTGCTCTCGGACCTGATGCGATTATGCGTTCTGCTAATCCGCAGAACATCCGTCGTGTAGGACTAGATCTACCACCTGGAGTCTTTACTGAGTCCGGTGTCCTTGAGCGTGAACTACGTCTTGGTGCTCGTTATCCAGAATCACGCTCTGGTGAGATCAACGCTTCCGTTGTTACAGGACGTGGTGTACAAGCACTACAGGCAGGCTTTGATACACAGATCAAGGCAGCACAAGCACAGTTTGCACGCCTCTTTGAAGATCTTATTGGTCTTTGCTTTGAGGTAGATGAGAAGATCTTCGGATCTATCCAGAAAACAATTAAGGGAACCGATGACGGTACACCTTACACACTCAAGTACATCCCTTCCCGTGACATCAAGGGTGAGTACGGAGTAGATGTACGCTACGGAATTATGTCCGGTATGGACCCTAACCGTGCAGTTATCGCATTACTACAAATGCGTTCAGATAAACTTGTTTCCCGCGACTATGTACGCCGTGAACTACCAGTGGAGATCAATGTTACACAAGAAGAACAGCGAGTTGATATCGAAGAGTTACGCGACTCTTTACGTATCGCTGTTGCTCAGTACGCTCAAACCATCCCTGCGATGGCATCGCAAGGTCAAGATCCTTCCCAGGCTGTTACTCGCATTGCTGAAGTCATCGCGGGTCGTCAAAAAGGTTTGTCGTTAGAGTCAATCGTGGAAAAGGCGTTTGCGCCAGAACCTCCACCTCCAGCTCCTGCTATGCCTGAGATGGCAATGGCAGGTATGCCTCCTCAAGTTCCAGCAGCAGGTGCGGCCCCCGCCCCAGCCTCAGCGCAACCTCCACAAGAACAAGGTGGTATGGCCCCTGCTGCTGGTCAACGTCCCGATATAGCACAACTACTAGCCGGTATAACTGGCGCAGCATAAAGGAAAGGAGGCGCACTATGAACAAGGGAACACACGCAAAGGCTCCAGTACAGCCAGTTAAGGTTGATACAAAGGCTGGTTCAGTTAAGGGTGGAGAAGTCAAGTTTGGCTACGCTCCAGCTGCTCGCAAAGGCAAGAAGGCTTAATTTACTGAAGGGTGTACAGGGTGCTGAATCACAACGATAGGGTTCCACGCCCTGTACGCCCAACAGATTTACTTGTTATATTTACAGGTGCTCTTTACAATTTATCGCAAGTATTAGAAACATTCTTTTCAGAATTATTTGAACTTAGTATTTATCATTCAAACCAAAAGACAAAAACAATGCAAGCGTGGGAAGAAATGACCACAGACCTAGAACAGTTACAGGAGGGAACAGATGGCTGAAAATCCTATAGCTGGCGTTTCTGGCCCAAGTGTTTATGCCAAGCGTACAGACATTGGCACGCCAGAAATGAAGATGGGTTCCATTGCATACGGAGAAGGTGTTGAGACGCAGGCTATTAAGTCAGGTGCTCCACTAGGTACAACTCCAGATGCAGTAGCAGAACCACAAGATAGATTACGTCCTGCACCTGCACAACCTACAGAATTATTTGCAATGTCTAATGATGTACGTCCTATTACTGCTGGCTTAGATCGAGGCCCAGGCCCAGGATCAGAAGCACTAATGATGACAAAATCAGCAGTTAAGACTTCCGACACTTTAGCAAAACTTTTACCTTTTGACACAGATGGTTCTATTGCTATCTTGTATTCAGAAGCAGTTGCGCGAGGTGACTAATGGCTGATAATCTAAAAGCAGCTTCAGCTGCTGCGGGTTTGACTCCAGAAGAAAAAAAAGCAATGGAAGCGTTGCAAAAGACGCTATCAGTTCATAGAGAACTATCTAACCTTCCATCTAATGTAGCCAAGCAAGCATATAGTTCTAAGACACCTGAACAACAGGCAGCTCTCAAGCGTGTAGCAGGAGAACAAAACCCTGCGGAAAAAGAACAGCGTGGCTGGTGGGGAAGTGCTTGGCACTACACCGGCGGTGCGCTTCTTTCTGGTCTACAAGAAGTGTCAGATCTTACAACACGTGCATACCGCGCAGCAGTTATTCCTATTGCAGAACGCGGTGAACTAGGATTTGCTTGGACAGAAGCCAACGATAAAGGCGACAAGGTATTTAACACTGGTCGTATTGAAAAGGCTAAGTCTAAGTTTGGTACAGATCGCGTTAATGTAGCAATGCGTGTAGCCTCTGGTGAGAAACTAAGCGATATCGCAAGTAGCGGAACTGAAGCCGAACGTGGAATTGCAGCCCTTGCTGCACAGAACAAAGATGATTTTTTCCAAGATGCGCTAGATGCAACACAGGCAGCTAAGTACTCACCTGGTCGCCAAATTGCTAACCTTATTACACCTGAAGAGGTTGAAGGTTCAGGATTCTTCTATCGTTCAGTATCCGGCGCATTTGATGCAGCCTTCCGTGTTCTTGCAGATCCACTTATTATTGGTGGAAAGATAAAGCGTGCAGTTGACATATCACGCTACTCACTAGATGTAGTTGTCGGTGGTAATAAAGTTGCCGAAGTATTTGCTAAACCACAGGTCCAAAACTTCTGGAATCAGTACGGCGCAGAACTTTCTAACTACAAAAAGGCTATTACTGAAGGTGCTACAAAAGAAGCTGTAGATATCAAGAAGCGTCTAGGGATATTAGCCCCAGAGTTTGGTGATCCGGTAATCAAGTCATTTATTGATATTGATGTACCTATCACAAACGCTGATACTGCTAAAGCATTTTTTCAAAATGCAAAGCAAGTAGAAGAGATGATGAAGGGCCAGATCGGGCGCAAGCGCGTGATGATCCCACGTATGGACCCTTTACGTCAGGCTCGTGTCAATACAGTAACTACAGCAAATAAAGTTTTTAATATGGACAAAATTGGTCCACGCTTTATTGACGATAATTACTTTGCAGGCGCTGCTACAGATGATGGTATTGCCAAAGCAATTATTGATGGCAAAGAAACTATAGTTACAAACGTCAAGGCACAAGCAGATGCTAGAAGAACAGCACGTTTTTCAATGGCACAGGTCCAGTATCGAATTGATCGCTTTAAGGCTAAGTTCAGCATCATACCTTTTTTTGAAGATAGCCTATTTGATGTAACATCAGCCGATGGTGCTCAAAAGGTATACCGTTACGCACGCTTGGTATTGCCTAAGAACGATTCTAAACTCATTGCTCAGGCATTTGATAATGCTGAAGTAGGACGCAAGAAGGAAATCTTCTACGGCCTGCAATCTACTATCGCAGATATTCGTGGACTTAACGTAACCAAAGAAGGCAAGATTATTGCCGATCCTTTGCGTCTAGGTCCTAATAAGGTGTTTGCTTCTACAGATCCTGTGACTGGCTATAACCCAGCAGCGCTTCCAGATGGTGAGCAAGTTGCTCTTATCTTGTCTGATGTGTCAGATTACGTGACCACACTTAGTGTCCGAGATATTGATAGAGGAGCAGCTCGTTCAGGGCTTGTCCAGCGTTTGTTCGGTTTGGCACACTCTGAATGGGTAGAGAAGATGACAAGCCTATGGTCATTTGCAACCCTTGCCGGTCCACGTTATGCTATCCGTAACGCAACAGAAGATCTACTTGTACACCTTGCTATTGGTGAGTCACCATATGGTTTGGCTAAAGCACGTGGTTTATCAACCCGTCTACGCACAGCACGTCAAGTTGAAGAAGGTTTAAGTAAATTTGACAAGGCAAGCGCAAACTCACTTGGTTCAGTTATGCGCTTTATCAATAAAAGAGAAGCAAAGAACTACGGAGCTTTGATTAAAGCAGCAGACGGAGATATTAAGAAGATCCGTGAGATTACAGCTAACGCTCTTAATGAAGGCAAGATGGCCCGTTTCTATGAAAGCACAGGGCTTGGAAGATTTACTAAAGAAGATCGTTTGGCACTAGCCGATCAGATCAAGTACGGCGACCTAGACAATGCTCTTATGGATGTTGTCGAAGGTAGCAAAAATGCCTTTACCGGAATGGATGCTTACACACGTACCGTTAACTTTACTCGTAAAAACAAGGTTCGCACAGCAGAACTATCTTATGATCTACCAAAGGGTAATACTGCTCTTGCCAGAGGCAAGGCTGGATATACCCAGATGGCTCCATTGGCTAACGAAGCAAACCAAGTATCTTGGATTTATCGCATTGGTTACTACTCAAACGACAAGTTAGGTCGTATTGCAGTTGCTAACCTAGCAGATGATGCAGCAGGAGAAGCAGCAGCAGTTGCAAAGATTGCTAACTGGCTTAATGATCCTAAAAACTCTAAGTTGGTATCAGCCTTCCGTATGGAAGAGCGTGGAATTTCCAGAGAAGAGCACGCAAAGCGCATCTATGATGCAGCAAAACAACTCTTTGTTAAGAAAGATGGCAAGATCAACCAAAATCTTCTCTCAAAGGTGCGTTCATTTGATGATGAACTTGGGGAATACCGTGTCACTGGTAAACTTGGACTAGATGATTTACCTAAAGCAGAGGCAGATGTACCAACCTACATCGTTGGACCACAGTTAGTACCTATTACCGATACAGGTAACTATGCCACATCCTTTATGGAGTGGGGTTGGGACTGGTTAGGTAACGCTAATGCCCGTTTCTCACGTGAACCTATGGTTCTTTCTGAGATGATTAAGATTCGTAAAGACTTCAAGAGCACTGGTTTTGAAGATGCCTTCATTGCTTCACATACTAAAGGTATTACAGCTCCTAAAGCACTAGAACGTGCTACAGAAAACGCTAAATATAAACTTGCAGAGATCGCAGAAGATCGAGCACGTCTACAAACCCTTGCTTATGTAGATAATCCTGCGGTTCAGACACAGTTAGCCTTTGGTATTCGTAACTTTGCACGCTTCTATCGTGCTACTGAGGACTTCTATCGTCGTGTTTATCGCGTTGTACGCTACAACCCAGAGGCAATCGTTAGAGCAAGCCTTACTTATGAGGGCGTAACACACTCAGGTTGGGTTCAGTACGACGATCAAGGTGAGCCATACTTCCTATACCCAGGAACTCAGTATGTTTACAAGGCAGTTCAGACTACAATGGCAGCGTTAGGTGTACCAGCAGAGTTTAAGGTACCTTTCCCTGTAGAGTTTGGCGCTAAGTTGAAGATGATTACACCTTCGCTTAATCCAGAGTCTGCTATCCCTACTCTTGCCGGTCCTTTATCTGGATTCTCGATCAAAGTTGCAGCAAACCTAGTGAATATATTCAACCCAGGTGCAGCAGACCGCATTACAACTACACTTTTAGGTAAGTATGCAGAAGATCAACCAATGGTTTCTGCTTTCTTGCCAGCACACGTAAACCGTATCTACTCTGCTATGAACAAAGATGAGCGTGATGGTCAGTACGCATCAGCAATGCGTAAGGCTATGACTTATCTTGAGGCATCAGGTCACGGACTACAACAGGAATACAAGATTGTTAACGGAGAAAAGGTGCCTGTCCCATTCAGCGCAGCTGATTTGGAAAAGTACCGTTTGCAACTGAAGAATACTACAATGAGTATCCTTGGTATGCGTGTTATCTACGGATTCACAGCACCTGCTACAGCACAGGTAATGCTCAAGTCTGATATGGCTGACTGGGTACGCGACAATGGTGAAGCATCATTCAAGCAGACTTGGTATGGAATTTTAGATAAGTATGGTGATTACGATACTGCTATGGCTGAATGGGTCAAGCGTTATCCAGACCAAATGCCATTTACTATCTCTGAATCAGACCGTTCGACTGTTGCATACTTCCGTTATGCACAGGAGTCTGGCGACTTTGTAGAGTCTAACGAGAAGTTGTTCAAGGATTATCCACAGGCAGCAGCCTTCCTTATCCCTCACAAGGGCGGATACTCTTGGGATGCTTACAAGACTATGACCGATATGGGTCTACGTCAGAACAAGCGCGTAGATGATTTCTTGCGTGAAGTACAGACAGCAGCAGATATGCAGACTTACTACGAAAAGAAGAACGAGTACGAAACAAATCTTGAAGCAGTAAGCACAGACTTCGAGCGTTCACAACTTCGTCAGGAGTTCCAAGGTTGGGCTACAACCTTCAAGGCAGGTAGACCATTAGTTCAAGAAGAACTTGCCCAAGGAGGCAAGAAGGCTATTGAGCGTATGAAGGCTCTTAATGACCTTCAGGAAATGCTTTCTAATAAGTCAGCGTTCGCAGCTTCACCTGATGTTGCAAATAAACTTCGTGAGATGCTTAAACTTTACAACGATTACAAGACAACAAAGGATGAACTAGATACCTTTGGTGGTAGCCAATTCCTTGCAACTATGAATAAGGAAGAGACTATTCTTAAAATGAGAGAACTTGCAACGTACAACGAAAATACACAGAGTGCCTACAACGTGCTCTTTGGTAGATTGTTAGGAGACTAAATGGCTGGCGTAGGAACAAGTAAAGGCATAGCCAAGATACAATCTGAGGTAGAAGTTCAGCAAGATGGTAGCCCAACTGCTACATCACTTACCGAATATAGTGCTTTTAAGAAGGCTCTTGCTAAAAGCCCTGCTCTTATCAGCGGATATTCTAAGCTCCTAAAGTCTGCCGGATACTATAAAGGTCCTGTAACTACTAAGTATACACCTGCTTTCCAAAAGGCTTTGGATAGAGCAGAAGAAGATCGTCTATCTATCGCTGCTATCCGTCCAGTAGGACGCGATGAGTTCTTAAACGAACAAATCAGTTTTGGCGAAACTGGTGGTGACGGAAAAGCAAGAACCATAAGCCAGACTTATATTGCCAATGACACAGACATTGATTCTCTTGTAACAAAGTTATATCAGAAACTTACGGGATACGGACCAACTGCCAAAGAATTAGAAGCAGCCAGAAAAGATATTCGTCGTGCTGAAAAGCAGAACCCTACCGTTCAGCGCTATGACGCATCTGGAAACCTAGTACAAACAGGTGGCATTAACGAAGAGCAGTTTATTACAGAGAAGATTTCACAAACAGGAGCAGCAGAAAAGACTCGTGCTGAAAGCGCTAATGAGTTACTGCTAAGAGAACTTGGAGGGCTACAGTAATGCCACTACAGCCAACCCAAAGAAATGAAGAACAACGTCTTAAAGACAAAGTAAATCGTCTTGAAAATAGGATTGCATATGTCAATCGCGGAATTAAAACCAGCAAGAAGTTTGCACAAGGTGTTGATTATTCAGAAGAGTTACGCGCTAAGTCTTTAGCAAAACTTAAAGTTGATGAAGCCATCATTGAGGATCTTCAAAAGGAACTCAAAGAAGCAAAAAAAGTATTAAGCGATTTTGTTGCTGAACAACGTTCAGAAAAAGGTAAAGAAAAAGCCAAAGATATTGAACGTGAGTATGCAAGATTAGAAGAAGCCCTTGCTCTTCAACTTGATCCAGAAAGTGATGATGCTCAAAAGATTAGAGATGATATAGATGCACTGGTAGATGACTACCAAAGCGCACTTACAGCAATCAATAAGCGTCCAGCGTCTCTTGTCTCTGCCCGTGCAAAGCTCCTAGGCAAAAAGGTTGCTACATTTAATGAGCCTGAAACTGGAGTTACTCCACCATCTACGCCAAAGGTAATGGCAGAGACACCATCTGAAGTTCCAATTCAAGGCCCTGCAAAAGAAACTCCTGCAAAGCCAAAGGTTAAGGCAGAAGCAACTACCCGTAATCCAGTTACTGGAGAAGTAATTAAAGTTGCAGATATTAAACCTGCTACTGGAGAAGCACCAGAAAAGGTAGAGGTCGGACCTAACGCACTTCCTCCTGTAGATAAGGTAGCCGGTGTCAGGGACATTGCAGAAAAGTACGGACTATCTGAATCTCTATTTAAGAACATTGATAGCCTACGAACAATCTTTGAAGAATATGTAAACCCAAAGAGCAAGATGACGGATGACGAATTTGTTCGTCGTATTCGTAACGATGTTTGGTACAAGCAGAACTCAAAAGGAATCAAAGATCGCTTTGTTCAGTACTACAACTATCGTGATCTGCAAGAGAGTGGTCGAGCACAAGGTACCACCCAATACGAGCAGGACATTGAAGCCATCGTTCGTCAGCTTGAAAATCGTGCAGTTAAAATTGGTTCAGCTGCTGCATCAGATCCAGTTGCGCTTCGTAAGGCTGCTGAAAACATATACCTTACAAACAAAGAAGAAGATGAAACATTTATTGATGACTTCCTAGCGTCATCTATCCGTGCAGTAGCTGGAACAATCGGTGGTAAAACTACCGAAGGTTATTCAGGACAAGCACTTCAGAACTACAATGAATTGGTAAAGGCTGCCCGTAATAATGGGTTCCAGTTGGCAGATATTGTCCCTGGTGGATCTAGCGTAGACCAAGTCCTACAAGGAATCGCAACAGGAAAGATTGACGTTAATCGAGTCATCTCAGATGCACGAAAGATGGCAGCACAAGGACAGCCACAGTATGTCCGTGACCTACTGGCTCAGGGATATAACTTGGATCAGGTATTTAAGCCTTACCGAACAGCTATGGCTAACGTACTTGAGATTGGTGATCCAGACCAGATTGATCTTAATGACCCACTACTTCGTAGTGCCATCACCGATAAAGGCGATATGAATTTGTATGACTTTAAGAAGCAACTTAAAGCAGACAATCGTTGGCAATATACAGAAAATGCTAAGCAAGAAGTATCAGATGTAGCACTTCAAGTGCTACGTGACTTTGGATTCCAGGGGTAAATAAATGGCATCAAAAGACGCTATGTACGATGCAAAAATGGCAGCAAAAGCAAAGGCTGCAACCAATGCAAATGCTATTAAACAAGTTGGACCACTTGGTGGTCTAGGTGCTGGAGTTGTTGCTGGAGTTAAAGTAAATGAAACTGTTAACCCAGTTCAAGTTGAAATGGAAAATTCTTGGGTTCCGGCAGGTATAGTCCAGACTGTAAATGGACCAGTAGATGTAGATGCCAATGGAGTCGCACAAGATGGAACAGTTCCAATCGCTGCTTCTGAAGAGTTCATACCAGAGAAAAAAGTAGTCGTAGAACCAAAGATTATCTCTACCTACACCGATCCAACAACTGGCGATATCATTGATGTATATGATGACAAAACAGAAAAGATCCGTAGAAAAGGTACGCTTCAAGCCACTGCTGCCGCTGCTACTGCCGATGCTGCTGCAAAGAATTTAGCAGGACGTGTATCAGCCTACGATATTCTATATGCAGAGTTTGATAAACTTGGTTTAGGAAGTCTAGTATCAGATGTTAAGCAGAGCATTATCAATAGCCAATCAGCGTCTGAACGTACCATAGCACTGCGTAATTCAAAGGCATACCAGAAGCGCTTTGCTGCTAACGCTAAGCGTGTAGCTAATGGATTTGCAGCTATTGACGAAGCAACTTATTTAGGTCTTGAAGATAAGTACCAGCAAATTGCACAGAACTATGGATTACCAGCGAAGTACTACACACGTGGTGAACTAGGGGTTCAGCAATACTTTGAAGATGCCATTGCCAAAAACATAAATCCAATTACTTTTGAAGAAAGAATTATGGAAGGCCAGAAGGTCCTTAACGCAAACAAGTTGGTCCTAGATACTGCTAAGAAGTTTTACCCAGATCTTAATGACGGCGATTTCCTTGATTTTGTTCTTAACCCAAGTAACGCTATATCTGATATTAAGCGTAAGGTAAGTGCTTCTGAGATTGGTGCGGCACAGAGGGCTGCTGGTTTGCAAGCAACTAAGATGGGTGCTGAAGCACTTGTTGGTGAAAACATCACAGGAGCACGCTATCAAGCGGCAGCGCCTACTATTGCTGAAGCCTCTATTCGTGGTGGACAACTTGCCTCAATCTATAACCAAGATCCTTACACACAACAGACAGCAGAACAGGCAGTACTTAATACGCTTGGTTCAGCAGAAGCAATCAGACAAACTAAACAACTTACCGAACTAGAAAAAGCCGAATTTAGTGGCAGATCTGGTCGCGGAGTACTAGCCAGAGAACGCGCTGGCTCAATCTAAATAAGCCTGCCACTAGAACGACTGGCCTAGTGGAGTGATAACAATACCAGTAGTGGGAGCCATACCGTTTCCCCAGACGGATATGAGGCCCGCGTAAATCAACTAACGA